GCTGCTGAAGTTCAAAAAGCTGCTATTATAGAGCTTGGGCAGACTGGAGCAGAGCGTCTAGTTACAGAACTAGAAACTCGTATGAATGAGAAGCAGGAAGCTGCTTCTGTTGTAATGACGGAGCTTAAGGCAGAAATCGCTGAGAAGGCTCAGGAGATTGAGTCCCTACGCTCTAGCAAGATGGAGTTCTCAGATCATGCAGGTACTAAGGGTGCTGACATTGATTATGCGGAATTTGAAACTGCAGCTCTAACTGCATCTCTCTTAGGAAAAGAACTTGGAGATACAGATCATGGACACGCTCTTCTAGAGAAGGCAGGAGACCTAGGCATTCGTTTGAAAGCTGGTGGGACTGCTACTTCACTTATCGCTGGAGCACAGTCGGGACAGATTTCTAGTACAGACTATGAGCATATCATCTCAACTAACATTGAGAAGGAAGTTCAGGAGAACCTAGTTATTGCTCCTCTGTTCCGTGAGATTCAGTTGAACGCAGCTCAGATGACTCTACCGATTGCACCTGATGCAGCTAAAGCTGATTGGGTAGGTTCTGGTACTTATGGTACTGACGCTACTACTGGCTCTGAGAAGACTGTTACGTTGAGTGAAATCTACTTAACAACTGCTAAGATGGCTAGTAAGACATTTATGATTGACGAGTTCGATGAAGACTCTATCATAGCTATGATGCCTTTACTTAAAGACTCTCTAGTACGTGGACACGCTCGTAAAGTTGAGGAGCAACTCCTAAACGGCGATACTGGCGCAGGTGATCCATTCATGGGTCTTAACAACGTTGCAGTTAAAGCTGGAATTACTGTAGCGGCTGGAGCTAAGGTCGTATCTAAGGATATCCTAAAACTCCGTCGTACTTTAGGTAAGTATGGTCTTAACACTGCGGGTCTAGCTTGTGTTGTATCACAGAACGCTTATTGGGATCTTCTTGAAGATGACGAGTTCTCTGACGTTAACCTAGTTGGTGCTGATAAAGCTACTAAACTTAATGGTCAGGTAGGTACAGTATACGGCATGGCTGTTATGGTCTCTCCAGAGATGAGTAACGGTACTGCTGCAGGCGATACTTGGGGTGTTATGGTTGACAAGGCTAACTTCTTGATGCCTCGTCAGCGTGGCTTTAACGTACAGTCTGAGTACTATGTTGAGAAACAGTCTCGTGTCTTAGTGGCTACACAGCGCTTCGGCTTTAAGCAGATTATCTTAGGTACTGGTACTGGTGCTGGCAACCTTTCAGGTGGTCTAACTGTTGGTACGTACGTATAACTGCTAGTTAAAACGTAGAATCTATAACTCCTACGGGAGTTGTAGGTTTTTACAAGTGTATTAAAGGGGAACTATGGCGAACTTAATTGATCTAGGCGACTACAAGGCTTACTCAAACATCAATAGTACAACCGCTGACGCGAAGTTAAACACTCTCGTCGGGCATATCAGTGCACTTATAAAAACCTATTGCAATAGGTCTTTTATTGACTACTATACATCTAATAAAGTAGAATACTTTAATGGTGGTGGTCATGATTTTATTTACCTTACAGAAATTCCTATTAGGGAAATTGTTTCAGTAGAGGAACGTAAAACCAACACATTAGATAAGAAAACAGTTGAAGACAATTTAGCAAATGCTGAAAACTATCACTTATTAGTATCTAATCAACCCCAGTGCAGCGACACTACGAAAGCGAGCGAGGCTGCGTGTCATGCGGTAACTTATGTCGGAACAGGACTAGATGATTTATCTCTTACCCCCTATAAACCGACTACTGCCTCTGGTGAAGTAGGTCGTTCGTATAGAGTAGAAGTAGAAACTACTGGAACTCCAGACACATTTAAATGGTCTAGAGATGGTGGATTAAATTGGTATAAAACGGGAATCACAATTACAGGTGGTGTACAGAATCTAGAAAATAGTCTGTCTATTACTTTTGAGACAACAACTGGTCACACAGCAGGTGACATATGGGACTTTACTGCCAACAGATGGACTGGGGCCTGCAGTGCTCCTAGTTACTCAACTCAGGCAGAGTGTAGTGCGACAGGCAACTTTTGGGTTGCTCAACCCCAGTACATGTTCGATGCCGAATCAGACCGATTAGTAAGAGTAGGACCACAAGGGTTAATTTCACAATTCCCTGCTGGACCTGACACGGTTAAAGTTACCTACAAGGGCGGATTTTCTTCTACACCAGAAGATCTTAAACTTGCCTGTTACGATTTAATAACTTATTACTATAAAAAGGAGTCCACCCCTAGGAAAGCAATTTCAGATGGTGGAACCTTAGCGTCTTCTTCAACTCCCACAGATAAACCTTCCGATTTCCCATCACATATCAAACGTATACTTGATTTGTACAGGAGTGCTTAGTGTCTCAAAAGTCCCTAGAATTACTAGTAAAGAGAATATCAAAAAGATTAAGCACGGATCTAAGAGAATCCAAACTACAAAAAGGCGGCGTTAGCCATAGCTTTAGAGTAGGTCATGCCTCTTTAACCGACCACTTTATGGACAAAAGGGTTTATGACTTAGATAGAGCTTCTGCTTCTAAGGCAGCTACTATGGTAGTTAACTCGCTAAATACTAAGTTCAAGGATACACGTACTTCCTCTGGGGCGTACAACTACTATAGTGCAAAAAGCTACGGCGTGCTTAGCAAGTGGAAGGCTAGTTTAGCAATAGACCCTAACTTTGTAAATATATTAGGAGAGGGTGCACCCAAGTTTTCTGCTGCTTTTAATATAGGGCATGGGTCTGACACAGTATTAGCAGCAGTAGAGTACAGAACTCTAGTAGCCTACAAAGAGTGGCAGAAGTTTGCAGCAAGATACCAAATAGCAGAAAACGCCTTAGATGCAGTATTTTTACAGTCTGCAGCAGGTACAAAGCTTGACTTAGATAGTATTACTATTAAAACACAGGCAGCCACCACTTTCACTAATGCAGGCAATATTAAAAAAACTTTTGTTCTATACGTAGATTTACAGTTATCTAAAGATAACAAAGGTACTCAGGCTGCTGTGGAGAGGAAAAGTAGTGCACAGTTTAAAATAGCCCTTGAGAACGCAATATTAGCTATCGCAAATGACGAGAATTGGGAGAGCACCAAAGCTAGTCCTTCTGTTTTAAAATATATAAATAATTCAATAGATAACGCACTAGAAGGGTCTGAGCCAGCTAAAAAACCTTCTACTTCTAAAGCCTTTAAGAAGGTGGCCCAGAAGAAAGAAAAAAAGAGGTTAGTCGTACCTACTTTAGCGTCTATCAAAGCTAAGAGTCTGGCAGCTAAGAGGGCTGTTAAGGCAGCCGCAACAACCCAGAGGCTGCAGGATCCACGGGGTCAGTTTACTTCATTAGTAAATGTGACCAGTATGATCAATTCTTTACTGCAGGGGTACTTAGCAGATAACATGAAACAGCCTGCCCTAGTTTATAGAACAGGTAGACTAGCTTCTAGTGTACGGGTTACTCAAATGAACTTGACAAGAGAGGGGCAAGTAACCGCTTTTTATGAATATATGAAAAGGCCTTACCAAACCTTCGAAAGAGGTTTCAAGCAAGGTAATAAGTACCGAGATCCTAGAAGACTTATAGATAAGTCAATAAGAGAAATAGCGGAACTTTACATCCACAAGAAGTTTGAATTAAAGACTAGGAGAATGTAATGTCGGGTAAAGCACGGGGTGCTATAGTAGATGCACTTGTAGAGAAATTAAAAGGAATTAATGGTTCTAGCCCTTACACTATAGATGTTAATAATAACGTCTCTAATAAGCTAGAATTTTGGGATGAAGTCTTTGACTTTCCCTCCGTCAGCGTAGTGGCTGGCAACGAATTTAGGGAGTATCTCCCTGGCGAGTTCAAATGGGGTCGACTTGGTATAACAATTAGATGTTATGTTCAACAAGAAGAGCCTGTAACAGAACTTGAAAAATTATTAGTCGATATCGAACGTGTTATCGACGATAATAATGATTTAACTTACGATAGTGGTAAGGTAACTCAAGAAGTTAGGATAAGCTCTATATCCACTGATGAAGGCTTATTAGCTCCTTATGGGGTTGGTGAGATAACTTTAGAAGTGTTATATGAAGTTATTCCTTAAAGTGAGCCTTGTGATTGAGACGACAATAGCGATCAATACATCACAGCTCAAAGAAAATAGAGGTAATTAAAAATGGCTTTAAATCTTAGTCGTAATACTAAAGTATTGGCATCAACGGTAACAGCCGGTTGGGATGGTGCTGCTTCAGCTGCAAATACTTTCGAGCTTAATGTTCTGGACGGTTATAGCTTTTCACAAGCAACTAACGCTACAGACATCACACTAAATGAGGCGGGTACTGCACCACAACGTGGTAAGCGCTCCTTCAATGATAGTTTAGCACCAGTTGACTGGTCCTTTACTACTTATATCCGTCCTTTCCAACGAAATGACGGTACAGATGATCTTAACACTTCGGGTGAACGAATCCTATGGGCAGGCCTATGGGGTGACGCACTAGCTGACGTGACAGAGGGAGTAGATGGTACTCAAGACTTTATGTCTGTAGATACTACAACTTCTAATATTGCTGAAGCAATGAAGATGCAATTGTACTTTGTTATGGACAACACTGTGTACCATTTGTCAGACGCTACAGTGAATTCTGTAGAGATTGACTTTAGTATTGACGGTATTGCTCAAGCAACTTGGTCTGGGTTTGCTAACGTAATCACAGACTTTACAGAGACTAAATCTGCATGGACCGCAGGAACTGACTATATGGCAGTACCTACATCAGCAGACTTTATTCGCAATAAGTTGTCTACGGTTACTCTTGCAAGAACTGCGAAAGTAGGTATTCCAGGTCATACTGCAAGAACTTATACTCTTGCATTAACAGGTGGCTCTATCTCAATAGATAATGGAATCACTTATCTAACTCCTGAAGAGCTGGGCGTCCGTAATGAGCCTATCGGGTCATTTACAGGATCACGCCAAATTAGTGGTACTTTAAACGCGTACCTTAAAACAGGTACAGCGGGTGTTAATGATACAGGTGACTTGTTTGA